AAGCATCGGGCCACGTGTGGAAAGCGCGGCGAGACTTGCCAGTGCCTGTTGGGCCCCAGAACACCCATACTTCGGGGCCAGCATCAGAGAACTGGCGAGGCCCCTTAGAGCTCGCTAGAGCAGCATAGACCTGCAATCCTTTGTGAAACTTGATAAACGTGGATTTGCATTCGAGAGCAACGGAGCGCAGCGACATGCCTTCGTCAATCAGGGCAATAGCCTTCTCAAGATCAGTCCTTTGGCCGCATGTTTTAGCAACGCCAAGTTCCCATGGCCCAGCAACTCTAGTATCATCTTTAGTAACATAGTCAATGTTCTGCTGAGCAGTACCACGTGTGGGTTCCCAGTGTGTCTTATCACAAACCTCTCTTTTAAGCATGGCAAGCGAGGTCTGCTTGTCTCTCTGGATATAGTATTGAAGGTGTAAATGAGAACCTTTCTCAAGTTGCCCGATAATGTATCGCACGCGTTTATCATCAATAAGCCTCTGAAAGAATCGTGGAGCATCAAAGTCATCATCTACCTGCAACGTACCGCACCAATTCCTGTATCCGTTCGGCATCTTTTTATTTTTGAGTGACCTTCAAGCATGGCCACAACATGGAACTTGTGGAGGCACGAAGGGTCAGGCTCCAGTAGAAACCAAAAGAACGAAGTTGTTTTGGGAGTCTCTGGAGGACCCGAGTGCCAGCCAGTAGACGGTCCTATACACCCTTTTATCCATTTATTTTTTCCGCAAACGCCCCCCGGCAAACCCGAGCCCCGCCCCCGCCCTGGAAGGGCGGGGCGAGGTGGCTTGCCGGGGGGTGTGGCAAAAAATCATTTACTTAGCGCTGTCCTTTGAATTGTACACTGAGCTGCAAAGTGCATTGCACCGTAGGTGCGCCTGACAATTCACCAGTATTAGTATCAACAATCATGAAAGGTCCATAAAAGCTAATGCCTTGGTCTTGCATCGGATTAGTACCTGTATTAAGAGCCCATTTGAAAGGCATCCACTTCTTAGCCTCCCAAATGCGGTACCAATAAGCATTAGTACCAATAGCAGCGGGGCCTTGTGTGGATATAAGCGTGTAAGGATAGAATCCAGCACTAACTCTCTGCGTGGTTGTGTTAGGATAATGCACCTTCTGCCATTTGGTTTGACGCAAAGCCTCTTCAGGTTGACCAGGCATCAAGCTAGCATTGGTAGGCGCTGTACCAGAATTCGTGGTTGCAAAGGGTCTGCTCCCAACTACAAGGTAGTTGTAGAGTGACCCGTCATTGTCACCGATTGTGCGTGAGACGTACAGTTTGGCTTTAAGGATACGGAAGTGACTGTACGTCGCCTGGTAGTCCGAGAATCCCGGCATCGACAGAGGAGAAAAAGTAAAAGGGTCCCAAAGCGGGGGTGATCCACCGTTGTTGAGCTTCCACGTTGCATCGAGCGTGAGTTTGACAACGGAAGACGTTGTAGTCCGCCTGCGGCGATAATATCTACGGTATTGTCTTCGGCGGTATCTTGATTTGTATGTTCGGGATCCTTTGTATCTGGTGCGTCGACGTGAGGTATACTTACGTCTATATCCATAAGCCATTTTTTTATTTTTTGAATGGGGTCAGGGTGGTAGCTTAGTATTACCTACCACCTTGACCTTCACCGTGAACTCATGGAGTTTACTGGTGCGGATTGGCCCAAGAGTCAATCCAAGACTGGGGGAGCGTGTCCGTCGTTTGAACGCAGTGAATAAGACGGCCGTATTGTTCGCAGAACTCGGAGATGCGACGCATCACTGTCCCGTCAGGGTCTGCCTCGGGAGAGTACCACTCGCGGGGATGCTTATTGGAGGTGAAGACGTAACGCGTAGCGCTCAGCTCCACATAAGCACCTTTGACTTCGACTTTCATGGGATATCTATCTATTACAATCTGAAAGTCGTGGAGTTTCATGGAACTGCCTTTGAAGTCATCGAAGATCACTGTTTCCTGGCCTTCGTAGCCATCCCACCACTTATCAGAGGTGGGTTTGCGGTAAGCATCGGGCCACGTGTGGAAAGCGCGGCGAGACTTGCCAGTGCCTGTTGGGCCCCAGAACACCCATACTTCGGGGCCAGCATCAGAGAACTGGCGAGGCCCCTTAGAGCTCGCTAGAGC